AACTTAGACGCACTGCCCAAAGAGGTGTTACAAGAACTTCTTGGACTTGAGGAGCAAAGAAAGAAACTTGAAACTCGTGAAGTGGCGAGGGATAAGTTTATGGCTTACGCTAAACATGTCTATGAGGGTTTTATTGAAGGACGACATCACAGAATAATTGCTGAGAAGCTAGAAGCCATTGCCAACGGACAATTGAAAAGATTAATTATCAATATGCCGCCCAGACATTCGAAGTCAGAACTTGCATCGTATCTCATGCCTTCGTGGTTTTTAGGAAGAAACCCTAAATTAAAGATTATACAAGCTACCATGAACACGGAACTTGCGGTAAGATTTGGTAGAAAGGTTCGTGATCTCATCGCTGATCCTATCTATAGCGATGTTTTTCCAGACACGGACTTGAAACAGGATAGCCAGGCGGCTGGAAGATGGGAAACGAGCCGTGGCGGGGAATATTTTGCAGCAGGGGTGGGTGCCGCAATGACAGGTCGTGGTGCAGATTTGTTAATCATTGATGATCCACATTCTGAGCAAGACGCTATGTCTTCAACAGCGTATGACAATACATACGAGTGGTACACTTCTGGACCACGACAAAGATTACAACCTGGGGGAACCATCATCATTGTGCAAACAAGATGGTCAAAGAAAGACCTCACGGGAAGATTAATTACAGATCAAGCAAAAGATGCTATGGCAGATCAATGGGAAGTGGTCGAGTTTCCAGCGATACTTCCTAATGATAAACCTTTATGGCCCGAATTTTGGAATGCAGATGAATTGTTAAAGGTCAAGGCTTCACTGTCCATTGGCAAGTGGAATGCACAGTGGCAACAAAATCCAACCAGTGAAGAAGTTGCCATGGTCAAGCGTGATTGGTGGCAGTTATGGGAACGAGAGGACACACCAAGACTTGATTATATTATTCAAAGTTACGATACGGCTTATAGTAAAAAAGAAACGGCAGACTATAGCGCCATAACCACATGGGGTATTTTTGAGCCGAAGGAAGATGGTGAACAACATATTATTTTATTAGATGCGACAAAGGGAAGATGGAACTTTCCAGAGTTGAAGTCGATAGCGATAGAGCAAAACGAATATTGGGAACCCGACATGATGCTTATTGAGGCGAAGGGATCGGGTCAACCTTTGGCAGATGAGATGAGAATGATTAATCTGCCCGTGGTTACTTTTAGTCCTGGCAGACGTAAAGGGGGTAACTTGGATAAGGTTACAAGGATGCATATGGTATCTCCTATTTTCGAATCTGGAAAAGTGTGGTATCCTAATTCAAAGTTTGCAGATGAAGTTATAGAAGAAGTAGCTTCGTTTCCAAATGGAGATCATGATGACTATTGTGATAGTATGACGATGGCTATTATGAGATTCAGACAAGGTGGTTTTATATCACTAAAAGGTGAGGATGAGCCAGAAGATTGGTTTCCTCGTAGAGCTAGAGAATATTATTAAGGAGTAGATAATGGCTATTGGAATCAAAAGAGAAAAAAAAGAAGTTCCTTCTTTTAGAGAAAAAAGAAAAAAAGTTCTAGAGGAACAAAAGAAAAGAAATAAACCAAAAGTATTTGGTACAAAAGCAGGTACTTTAGGTGTGAGTTCCCTAAGTCAAGTAGCCGATAAACTAGGAATAAAATTAAAATCATTAGAGGAATCTAACCCTAGTATAAAAGATTTAAACAAAATAGGAAAAGATCAAAAGATTAATTTACCAATTAGAAAGAAAACTTTTGTAGAGAGAAATATCTTAGGTAAAAAAACTGCTCCTCCATCTGTAACTGTAAAAGATAAAAAAGAAACTGAAGGCTTTAGAGTTGGTAAAACTCCTTTGAAAGATTTTACATTTAAAGGAGATGCAAAAGGAAGAGTGTATGAAGGAATGACAAAAAAAGACATGTCAAAGATAACTCTTAAAAAAGCTATGGGTGGAGTGATGAAGAACCGTGGAGGAACTTTCAAAGGCACTTTCTAATGAATAGACTTTTTAAAATCAGAAGAAAACTAAACAAGAAGCCGACCAGAAAAGTAAGAATAGTCAAGAACAGATTTTCTGATATACTGGCTCCAGGCAAAAAAAGAACTACGAGGATCACTTGAGTGAATTAGAATTTAAAAAGTTCGGGAAGGGTATAGTTATTAATGATGCTTCTAAAAAAGGTTTTGGGAGTATCAAACCTTTAACTAACAAAGATCAAAAGGGTAATAAGTTTCAATTAAAAGTAAACAGTGGTATACCTAAAGAAATGTTAAACGATCCAAAAAATATAGGTGTAAAAACAAAAAGAGTTAAAACTATTTCAGAGGCAAAAAAGTTAGCTAACAAAATAGCTATTGGAACAGGTACCTCAAAGATAACAAGAAATATGCCAAGAGGAGACATCACTAAAAAAATGAATATGGGTGGTGTTATGAGAAATCGTGGTGGTACATTTAAAGGAGTATACTAATGGCAGAACGAGAAATAGCAGGAATGGTCGAAAAGGCAATGGGCGCTGGTGGAGATGTTATGCCAGAAGAAGATAGTTTAGATATCGAACTACCATCAACCATGGAAGAATTACCAGAAGGAGTTGAACTTGTTACAGAAGAAACTGTAGAAGTTGTAGCAGAACCTTATGATCATGATGCTAATTTAGCTGAAGTTTTAGATGATTCTGTTCTAGGCTCGTTGTCTTCAGATTTACAATCAAAAGTTAGAGAAGACATGGAGTCAAGATCTGATTGGGAAGAAGCCATTGCCAAGGGACTTAATCTACTTGGAATTAATTACGAAGATAGAAGTGATCCTTTTCTTGGTGCAAGTGGGGTAACTCATCCACTTTTGTCAGAGGCAACAACACAGTTTCAGTCCCAGGCTTATAAAGAGATGCTACCAAGTGGAGGACCTGTCAAGACTCAAATACTTGGTGTGCCAACAAAACAAACAGAAGATCAAGCTCAAAGAGTAAAAGATTTCATGAATTATCAACTCATGGAAGTTATGGAAGAGTACGATCCAGACACAGACCAGATGTTATTTTATTTGCCATTGACTGGTTCTACTTTTAAAAAAGTTTATTTCGATCCAACAAAACAAAGAGCAGTATCTAAGTTTGTTCCAGCAGAAGATTTAGTTGTTCCATACTCTGCGTCAGATTTAATGACGGCTGAGAGGGTTACACATGTAGTTAAAATGTCTTATAATGATATTCGTAAACTACAAGTAGCAGGAGTATATAAAGATGTGGAGTTATCTACTACAGATTCTGGAGAGGATGAAGGCAGTATCCAAGAAACTTCTAATGAGTTGCAAGGACTACATCCAAACTATTCTGACGATGTGTATACTTTATTGGAAGTCCATGTTGACCTCGACTTGGAGGGTTTTGAGGATCCGAATGGCATTATGTTGCCGTACATTGTCACGATCGATGAAAATTCGAACCAAGTTTTGTCGGTGGTTAGGAACTTTAGGGAACAAGATCCGTTAAGACGTAAGAGACAATACTTTGTACATTTCAAATTTTTACCAGGTTTTGGGTTTTATGGGTTCGGATTACTACATACAATTGGTGGATTGTCTCGTGCAGCCACCTCAATATTAAGGCAGTTAATAGATGCAGGTACTTTATCAAATCTTCCAGCAGGTTTCAAAGCGAGGGGTGTTCGTATTCGTAATGATGACGAGCCTCTTAATCCTGGTGAGTTCAGAGACATCGATGTCCCAGGTGGGGATCTCAAAAATTCAATCATCCCATTGCCATACAAGGAACCATCTGGCACATTAGCACAATTATTAGGGGTTGTTGTAGATTCTGGTAGACGTTTTGCTCAAGTTGCAGACGCAAAAATATCAGATGTCAACTCACAAGCACCCGTTGGTACGACAGTTGCTTTGATTGAACAAGGTTCAAAGATTATTTCAAGCATACATAAGCGTTTACATTACGGGCAAAAGCAAGAGTTCAGAATGTTGGCAGAGATTTTTGCAGAAAATCCAGTGCCATATCCTTATTTTGTAGGTAATATTGCACCAGAAGTGATGCAACAAGACTTTGATGGGCGTATTGATATACTTCCAGTGAGTGATCCTAGCATATTTTCTATGGCACAACGCTTATCACTAGCTCAAACACAGTTACAAATGGCACAACAAGCTCCACAGATACATAATCAGTACGAAGCTTTTAGAAGAATGTACGATGCACTCGATATTAAGAACATTGATAGTATTTTACCTCCTCCACAACCACCTACACCAGTAGATCCAGCAACAGAAAATGGTAATTCTATCAAGGCAGCGCCACTTCAAGTGTTTCCAGACCAAGATCATGAAGCACATGTCCGTGCTCATGTGGCATTTTTGGCTACACCAGCGTCACAAGTTAATCCACAAGGGTTTGCGTTGCTTCAAGCACATGTTCAAGAGCATGTTGGACTGATGGCAAGAGATCAAGTTACTAAATATTTCCAAATTGCTATGCAAGAGGCTCAAGCAAGAGGGGAACCAATACCTCAAATTGATCCTGCAGCGATAGAAGCAGCGATTGCACAACAAATTGGTGAAATATTGAATGAAGTTATGCCTTCATTACAGCCTCAACAGCAAGTTGACCCACTTGTAGCGATTAGACAGAAAGAATTAGAGAACGATACGACTGAAATACAAAGAAAAGTTGCAAATGATCAGATGAATTTTCAAATTGATCAAGCAAAACTGCAACAAGCGTTTGAATTAGCTCAACAAAGGTCACAATTACAAGAAAAAATAGCTGAAGATCGTAACGATGTTAATGTTTATCGTATTAACACACAAGCTGCATTGAGGAAGTAATGGATCCTGCCTCAATCGGTTTAGCAATCACCGCCGCCTCAAAAGCCTTCGGAGCCATCAAAAAAGGTTTCGCCATGGGTCGTGAAATTGAGGCTATGGGTGGAGATTTAAGTCGTTGGATGTCTGCAATCAGTGATATTGATAATGCCGAAAAGACCACGAAGAATCCTTCGGCACTTCAAAAGCTATTTAAAGGCAAAGAATTAGAGGCATCAGCGATAGAAGCGTTTACTGCAAAGAAAAAGTTAGAGGCACAACGACAAGAGCTTAAATCTTTTATAAATTTTCATTATGGAGCTAATTCATGGAATGAAATCTTACGAATGGAAGCAGAAATCCGTAAAAAACGTAAAGAAGAAGTCTACGCCAGACAAGAGTTAATAAGAAAGATCTGGGAATATATTGGGTGGTTTGTTTTATTCTGCACAGTTATAGGTTTTATTATTTTTCTTGCATGGTTATATAAACAAAAGAGAGGTTAATATGGATGGTGGAATGATACTTGATGCTTGGAACAATCTGGGTTGGATAGATGGTATTTTATTTACTTTTTGGTTATTTATCTTATATTATGGTAAATGTTGGATAGATGAAAGGTTTAAAAAATGATACAATGGTTACTTAACATGTTAACAAAAGATGGAAGAGTTGGTTTAAGCAAAGCCAGAGAACTATCTCAACACAGACTTCATACAACTAAGTATGAAGATTTGTGTATGTAAGGGGAAAAGATGCTACAGTTTTTAGGACCGATAGCTAATTTAGCTGGCACATGGTTACAAAACAAAGTAGAGAAAACAAAAGCAGATGGTCAAGCCAAAGTTGCTGAAGCTAAAGCTCGTGCAACAGTTGCAAAGAAAGTTGCGGCTGGTGAAGTTGAATGGGAAGGCAAAATGGCAGAAGCTACAGATAACAGTTGGAAGGACGAGTTCGCCTTAGTAGTCCTTCTGACCCCCGCAATTTTGGTCTTCATTCCTGGCATGAGAGAACATGTAAACAAAGGTTTTGAAGTATTATCTACTCTACCAGACTGGTATCAATATTTATTATTTATTGCGATATCAGCATCGTTTGGAATCAAGGGTGTTGGTCAAGCAGCTAGAATGTTAAGGAAAAAATAATGGCTTTTAAAGATTATATAAAAGGAAAAAAACCAGTAGGTAAAAAAACTAATTTAAAAACTACATATAAAGGTAAGCCTACAGGAAGATCTATATACATAAATAAAGATGGCGAAAGAGTTTCTGAACAATCTACTACATTAAAATATAAAAACAAAATGATTAATATACCAACAATACATAGAGGTTATCAATTTAATAAAAGAGAACTACGAAGTATGTTAGATGAGGGGTTAATAAAACCTACAAGTGTAAGCAAAGCTAATTTAACAAGTAAAGCAACTGGCAATCCAACCGCCTCTTTAAAAAATCAATATAAGACAATGGGTAAAAAAGCAAAACAGAGAAGTACAGAGCTAAAGGTTAGCAAATGAGTATAGTTAAGTGTCCAGAATGTGGGTTTGAGTTACCAGAGGGAAACTTTTGTCCAGAATGTAAAGTGAGGAGATAAAAAATGTTGACACCAAGAAAAAGAAAAAAAGTTAAAAAAGTAATTAAAGGTTTGTCTAAAGCATCTAAGACACACGCAAAACAAGCTAAAGTTTTAAAAGGTATGTTGAAAAATGGCACAAAAAGATCCTAAAGTTGGTACTGGTAAAAAACCAAAAGGCTCTGGCAGGCGTTTATATACGGATGAAAATCCTAAGGACACGGTTAGAATTAAGTTTGCTACGGAGAAAGATGCCAGAGAAACTGTTGCCAAAGTTAAGAGAATCAATAAACCTTTTGCGAGAAAGATACAAATACTTACAGTCGGTGAGCAAAGAGCAAAGGTCATGAAGAAAACAAAAGTGGCAAGTATATTTAAAAAAGGCAAAGAATCGATAAGGAGAGCACATGGCAAGAGTTAGGCAGTTTGCAAATGATATGGGAATGTCATATAATCAAGCTAAGAATTTAGTTAATAAAGGAAGAAAACTCAAAGATGGGGGTTCTTCTGTATTGGAGAGTACAATGAATAAAGTAAAACCAGTTATGGCATCTCAAGGAAAGTTTGAAAAAATTGAAAAAGATCCAGAAAAAATGTCAAAGATGAAAATGCAAAGTGAAAAGTTTAAAGATGTTGTTAAAAAATCTACATCTGGAAAAATAACCAACAAAGAAGCTTTGAGTGCAATAAGAGATATAATTACAAAAAAAGATGGTGGAGCTTTTCCAGATCTAAGTGGTGATGGTAAAGTAACACAAAAAGATATTCTTATTGGCAGAGGTGTTATCGAGAAGAAAAAAGGTGGCACACTAAACTACAGAGAAGGTGGTCAGTTCAGAGGTTGTGGTGCTCAAGTAAAAGGCAAGAAGTTTAAAGGTATTTTCTAGTGGAAACAGATTTTTCTGGAGAGCAAAGCTATTCTCAAGCGGAACCTAGCGATTCCTCCATTGGCGATACTTCTATAAGTATTAGTAGCGATGATATTCAAAAAGGAACGACAAATAATTTTGGAACTTCCTTTGCTGATGACGCACAAGCTACAGTAGACCCAAGTAACGTATTATCTAAAGCTAGTTTTAACGAAACTATGGGGATAACTGCTTTAAATCCTTTTGGTAAAGATAATTTTTTTACAAGAGCTTTTGGCATAGACCCAAGATCACTAGATTATTCTGGAATGGGAATAGATTTAGGTGGGACAGCAGATTTAGCTTACGATAGATATCTTAATCCTCTTGTTGAGAATAAAGACGGAACTTTTTCTCTAAGGTCTGGACTATCTGCTGGTGAGAGAACAGTATTAGGAGATGTTGTTGAAGTAGATAAACGTATGGGGCCTGGAGAACAAGCTGCTAGAACTGTGTTTGGTTTGGCAACTCCAATCGGTATGTTTGCAAGTGCTCTAGGAACAACAGAAAAAGGAATCGCTCCAAATAGAATGTTACCTGGTGGGTTAAATTATGATCCAGCCTTAGATCCAAATAGTCCACAATACGCAGGTCCTCAAGGCATTTTGGGTGGTGCATTATCTGGGATAGAGTCTTTTCTAACAGCTGGAGGTAGACCTGTTTCAAGGTTTTTTGAAGATGGTAAAGAAAAACCAACAGCTCAAGACGTACTGCAAACAATCAGAGGCACATTCGATCCATCTAAAAAAGAATTTTCTGTAGATAGAGATTACAGAGATTTTGTAACAGACATGCCAAGTGCCACTGGACGAGGATCACGAGGAATTGTAAGCACTAATGTTGCTCCATTTGATAGCACTGAACAAGATGAAATAAGCAGAGTCATGAACGAAAAAGTTGCTTCTACAGATGCCTCTACAGACACATCCAAACCAAGAGAAAAAGTTGTAGGAACTCCTATAAATTTAGCTGGAATGTTAGGAGATCAAAAGTTTGATTTATCAAATCAAGCAGGCAGAGATGAATATTTTAATTTTATAAGAAGATTAAATCCAAATACATTTTCATGAAAGTAACAGATTTTTTATATAATTACAAAAAAGCCTTGAATACTCGTATAGAAGATATTAGTATCTCCTTGACGAGTGGAAATGCTTCTGATATGGAAGCATATAAAGCGATGGTAGGTGAAATACAGGGTCTAACCTACGCATTAGAACAATTAAGCACCCTGCTGGAGAAAACAGACGATGACTTTAATAGTACCTGATTATGTATTAAAGCAACGACAAGCAAAAGAAAAAGCTGATAAAGAAGCTAAAGAGAAATCCCTAACAGAAAGAGTACCTCAACCCACTGGATGGCGAATCCTAGTCATGCCTTATATGGGAAAGGAAACAACGGAAGGTGGTATACATGTTCCAGATTCTGTTAGAGAGAAAGAAGCGAGAGCAACTGTTGTTGCTTATGTGGTTAAGTTAGGACCACTTGCATACAAAGATTTTGATAAGTTCGGAGAAGAGGGACCATGGTGTAAGGAAGGCGACTGGGTTTGTATTGGTCGTTATGCTGGGTCACGATTCCAAATAGAAGGAGGAGAAGTTAGGATAATCAATGACGATGAAGTCATTGCAACCATTGTTAATCCCGATGACATCAAAACATACGGAGCTTAAGTATGCCAGAAAACATCGAGAAGAAAGAGCCTCTTCCAGAAGAAGAGGGTCAAGTTATTGAACTAGACGATGCAGAAGAAAAAGAAGAAAAAGAAGACGTTCAACCAGAATCTAACGAGAACAGACCTGCTGTTGAAGTTAAAAAAGAAGAGGAAAAAGAAGAAGACGATCTCTCTGATTATTCAGCCTCAGTAAAAAAGCGAATTGCTAAACTAACTAAAAAATTTAGAGATGAAGAAGAGCAAAGACTCGCTGCAGTAGAGTTTGCAGAGTCTGTTAAAAAA